CTCCACTTCAATCACTGCCAGAACGAGAAGGACGTATTTCTCTATCAAGGTCGCGAGACTCATGACCTGGGGATTGACCAGGCCGAACAGTGGACTCACCAGATGTTCTCTATTCTCCGTGGATCAAACCGTTCCAGTATGCCGGGTGTTCCTGCTAAGACGCTTCTCACTTTCAATCCAGGCGACATTGGGCATGGATGGCTAAAGCGGCTCTTCATTGATAAGCGTTACACTCCCCAGGAAGACGCCAAGGATTACAACTTTGTCCAAGCACTTGTAGACGACAACCCAGCGCTTATGGATAATGACCCAGATTATGTGAAACGACTCGATGCAGAGCCCAACGAAGCTCTAAGAAAGGCATATAGATATGGAGATTGGAACATCTTCGCAGGACAATTCTTCCAAGAAATCACAAAAGAAAAGCACTTCATCAAACCCTTTGAAATCCCTGCCCATTGGAACCGCTTCGGAGCCTATGACTATGGATTCAATCATCCAGCAGCATTTGGATGGTTTGCTAACGACGAAGACGGAAACACATATCTTTATCGAGAACTTGTCAAAGCTGGAAAGCGAGTTGATGAGTTCGCGGAAAAGCTCAACACTTACTCAGACACAGCAAAGCTCTATCCGGTCGTTGCTGGTCGAGATTGTTGGACTCAGAAAAGCACATTACGAGATGACAAGCAGCCTCCAACAGTGGCAGAGCAGTTTAGAACGCACGGCATTAACCTTGTCCCAGCGGTAGTTGATCGTATCCAAGGTGCGGCGCAGCTCAGGGATTATATCTCGTGGCGCGGTCGTCCTGGTGATAAGCCGCGCTTCTATATCTTCGATACGTGTCCCATTACGTTTGATGCCATCTCTCGAATGATCCACGATCCTGATCGGGTTGAGGACGTGCTCAAGGTAGACGCGACAGAAGGCGACCCGCTCTCAGGTGATGACGCTTACGATATGGTCCGTTATGGATTGATGAGTCGCCCTACGATCACTGATCCCGTCGTTCCTAAACTTGTTCGCGGTACGGTAGCGTGGCACAACAAGATGAATGATAAGCTGTTCGATCAGGCATTAGATCACTTCAAGAAACAACAAGATGAGCAGAGTAACTGGCCTGATATGCCTCCGTTTGACAATGAGAGCCCTTGGTAATGGGTAAGAAAGGCTTTCCCAATAAAATTAAAGGTGGAAAGAGCCTAAGAATTGCTGGGGCTGGCGAGGTGGATATTCCAAAGTCTGATAAACTCAATGTGTGGGATCAGGAGTTTGGTTGGATTCTCAAGGATGGAAGACCTACACAGAACACAAAAGCCTATTGGCAAGCGATGCGACGTAAATTGAAGCAGTGATATTCCGGGTTAGCTCAGAGGTAGAGCAGCTGGCTGTTAACCAGTTGGTCCCAGGTTCGACTCCTGGACCCGGAGCCATTAGCACCATATCAGCCGTTTGTATGATGCAGGTGACACATGGCTAACGGTACTCTCCAACTCAATACAAATTATGCTCAAGGTGGACTCGGAACGCTGACGTTCACTGTTCCGGCTAATAATCCGATCACCGGTTTGGCGATTCTCAATCAACCCTTTGTGGTTCAATGCCAAGTTACGGTTCCTCAATCTGTAGGTGAAGGATTCGGGTCTGGTTCAGGTGCGGATCAAGGTCTTGGAGTTACGGGCTCATCCACGGCATTCAAACCGAGTTATCAAACGACCGGTGCTCAACAAGGTTTAGGTAATGGCGCTCTTGGTTTAGGTTTCGGAGGAGCTATTACAGATGGAGCGTCTGGAAACGGTTCTGGACTTGGATCAGGCGCAGGTGGTGGAACTCTTGGCGGGTTTGCTGAGGGCGGCGGTGGACTCGGAGCGGCTAGCAAGGGTGAAGGATTCGGAGCATCGCTCTCAGGGTATAACCAGCCCTATCCGGTCGTTAACGTTCCAACATCGTTTGCTGGAATCTTGTCCAGTCTTTCGGTCGTTGTGAATAAGAACGGTACTCCGGTTTATACGACCCCTGTGATTGCTGGCGATCAAAGCGCACTCCAATTCAAAACATCGTTTCTGTCTACTGCTGCTGATGTGATTACGGTTGTGCTCTCGTCTGCGCTCGCTGCAGATAACGCTCTAAACGTCATTCAAGCAAACGTTTCCATTGCGGTGGGTGAATAATGTCTAACTACTCGCAGAACTTCGCTATCTCAGGTCTTGAGACTCTAACAATTGTCATGCCGATTGCCGGTAATTCGTTTCTAACCGGGAAGATTAAGCTGCCCAGATTGTCTCAGACCGATCCTTCTGACCCGAACTATCTGGCGTATCCGTCTGCCGTGGTTGTAACGATCAAACAGAATGGATCGACCATCTACACCGGATTACCCGATCAAGACGGTTTCGCCATTCCTGTGGCTTACGCTCTGAATGATGTGTTTACGGTTCAACTCAGTTCTGCAACCGCAGAAGATAATGTGCTCAATGCTGTTTCTGCCGTCGTTTCGATTGGATAGCTATGCCTTTTATTCACGGGAAGTCACAAAAGTCCTTTAGTAAGAACGTGGAGACTGAAATGGACGCTGGAAAGCCGCAGAAGCAATCTTTAGCCATCGCTTACAAAATGAAACGACAAGCGCAGCATAAGGCTCACGGTGGTGATGCTGCAATGTGCGAGCACGGCGGTCCTGAGCGTTGCCATGCGGGTTGTTACGCAGAAGGCGGGGACGCAAAACCATCTCCTGCTGTTGGCAAGGTCATGGAAACGGGGACGCAGGCTCCCTACAGTAATGAGGAATTAGATAAGGAAATGTCTCCGCAGTCTTCCTGGAAGTATCTCAAGCCAGGATCTGCAGAATTGGGAACGGCAGACACTTCGGATGATTATGCCCAAGGAGGCAATGTGAAGTTTAAACGCGGTCATGCTCGCAGGATGGAAGAAGGCGGAGAAATGTCTAAGCGAGAGCGCGCAATGAAAGCGTTTGCGGAAGGCGGCTTCGTAGGTTCTTACCAATCCAAAGACAAACCAGAGGTTGATGGCGATTTGATGCCTAAGGCCCATCTTGAACTTGAAACCCGTAATGAGTTTGCTTCTCATCCTGATTCTCATGATTCTCATGTTGACCATCCTGAATTGAACCAAGCAGGAGCATCCGACGAAGGCGCTGGCGACATGGATTCAATCCACCCCATGGTTCAACGCATTATGATGGGACGGGCCAAAGGTTATTCAGAAGGTGGTCAAGTCGCTAATGAGGATCAAGGCGAAAGCGCGAGCGTACCCCATGACATGGCAAAATGGAAAGACAACGAGTTCGACGACTTGGCACTCAGGAATGATTTGGAGTTCAAATCCACGGGAGCGAATTCCGGGGACTCCGATGGCGATGCGCAAGAAGATCATGATCGGGATGACATCGTTTCTCGGATTATGCGCTCGCGATCTAAGAAAGATCGCATGGCCATTCCGGGTGAAGGAAGTTCCTACGGCAAAGGGAAATAACCCTAATGATTGCCAACCTGTCTGATCTTCAAAAGCTATTGAAACTCTTACGTAAGCAAGGAGTTTCTACGTTCAAGATGGGTGAGATTGAATTGAAGCTAGGCGATCTTCCTGTTGAGCGGACCCATCAAGTCGAGCAAGATACCGAGATTGATACCGTCAATGCCTATGATGAATTCCCGACTGGAATGCTCACAGAAACCCAGGCCATTCATTATGCTAACGGCGGCATTCCTGAGAATGACCCGGAGTTAAATAGACAATGAAGGTAGGTAAATCTTACAAGCAGGACGAAAACGCTGTTCTCAAGAAGGTCATGAAGACCAAGAGCAATAGCGAGCTAAATGGCACTTCGATCTTGGCCGAATGGTGGAAGGCGGAAGATGAGCAAAAACTTGCCTCCGAGCTTTGCGGTACTGCGTCGTATCTCAAGACCAACCAGACTTACCGAATTAGGCAACGTGCAGTTGATATCCGCATGTATTGCGGACTTTCTGTTTATTCCTACGCGGGATCTAACGTCAGTAAGATGGATCGGACGAAGACTCTCCCCGATGACCGGCCGACCTTTAACCTCATCCAAGCGGCTGCCGATACTCTTGTATCAAGGCTCTCCCAGAATCGCCCGGAGCCTAAGTTTCTCACTGACGGCGGAGACTATAAGCAAAGGCATCTCGCTCAGCGCCTCAATCAGTTCATGATGGGTGAGTTCTACCAAACTAAGTACTACGACAAAGCTGTGATGATGCTCCGTGATTGCTTGGTTATGGGTACGGGTTGTCTAAGATTTACGAAGGCGATGACAACAAGGTTTGCGTGGATCGAGTCAT